CGGGTTGTGGGTAGCGTTCTGACTCCCCACAACCGTGACTTTCCAGTCTTCGTTATACAGCAACGCCACTTTTGCATGTAGTGCCAGGCAGCGGTAGCTGTCCGGGAATGTAGTTACCAGATAGTCGAATGGTTTCGGTGAAATGCTGCGTACACGGTTGTCTATTAAGAATCGTACAGATAACAGTTCATTCGTTTCGACTTTACGACGAAGGGCGTTGATACTATCCATCGAGATGGAGTAAGTAGTCAAGAACAGGTGTGCCGGACCGGTCTGCTTCAAAATATATAAAATCAACTGGATCAGGTTAAATGCTCCGGAAGAATAGAAATGCTTATCCCTGCCGGGTACCAGCATCCCCATAGCGTCCGGATGCAGCAGCTTCTCTGCAACCAAGTCATGGTCGGAGGCTGCCGCATCCGTTTGGCGGAGAGGGAGCGCATTGTCCTTCATGCTCTCCACCGGCATCTCATTCATATCGCTGCAACATACCAACATTATTGCAGTTCGGCCAGTCTATACTCTATTTTCTCGACCAATGCTTCCTGATCAGCGACCTTCTTCTCGTATCTCACACGTTTCGGACAGTCTGGAAGCGGGTTTTCCTTGCCGTCTTTAGGCTTGCTCTCTGAAGAATACAGCAACATGTTTTTTGCCTTGGTAATCTTACTCTTGGCATTAGACTTCGCTTTTTTCAGCTCTTCGACGGAAAGGGAACTGATATCAGTCTGCTCATCTTCCTTTTCCGACTTCTCTTCAGCAGCATCCACTTTTTTATAGAGTTCGTCCAGCTGTTCATCAGTCGGCAACTCCTTTTTCTGCTCATATTGCTGTTTGATGGCAGCCAGCAATGTCATACGATTGGAGAGAGAGGCTATACGAGTAACAATATCCTTACGCTGTGCACATACAGCCGCTATATTGCTCTCACCCTGTTCGGCAAGTAACCGGTGCAGCCGTGAACGTTCATTATAGCAATCCCGGAAATCATAGATGATTTTGGCTATCACTGGAGGGTAGGCCGGCTGTTCATCCGTTTCACGTGCCAGTTCCTTTTCCGCAATGGTAACGATGATCGCCGCCGTTTCTTCCGGAACCGTCTCGGAACGGCCGTCATTACCCGGCACTGCATCATCCGCCAGATCCACATCCTCAAAACGCGGATCATCCGGATGGTACCAGACTTTAATCATCTGCCGGATCTCATATTCCAGCTTCTCGCGGGTATGCGGCTTTTCACCTTGGCGTGCAAGACGTGCGGCGACAAAGCCCTTATACCCAGAACGGGTAAGGATATTCACTCCGGTACTATAATCCCGCTTATTGGAATTTAACCACTTGATACCGTCCCTGCGGGCTTCAATATAGCTCTGTGTAATCTTTGACATTATACGTTGATTTTTAGTGATACGCAAAACTATTGCGATTTTTATTGCCGGAATAGGACAAAACAAAATGTCCGCCTCCCGGAAAGAATTCGGAGACGGACATAAACAAGCAACTAACAAAACGAAGAAACGAAAAATCAACCTCCAGGTGCAGCCTTTACGATAAGAATGTCTTCTGTGTCACCTTCATATACACACTTGACGGGTGTAGCGAAAGTATAGTGCAACGTACTCTGGTTTCGGCCGCTACTACCTGTTCCGGTAGTGGCCCCGTCACCTGAGGCACGCATGGCACCACGTCGTTTGTCACCCATCAGATAATTCATGCCGTTGTTATCAGTTACGATAAAGAACATCTTGCGCCCTTTGGTGGCATTCTCGAAACCGAATACCTTCTTCCGCATCTTGGGAGAAATGATATTCAAGTCCATCAGCGATGACTCACCGCCTGTCTCTCCCTGATCCGTAATCTTGAATTCCGCCAGGTCGTCCGTGAAATCCATCTTGTAAGCCCGCCTGCCTTCCTTCATAACCAGATCGCCAACCAGTGTGCCGGCTTCCTCAAGTGAAAGCGGGGCATCCGTCTTTTTCGGATAGTCCGGCCACGTCGCCACGTCCTCATGATAGCCGAAGATAACGGACGGTACAATACCCGCCATGTTACCTTGGCTATCGCAGTCCATTGCCTCGTTGATATCATCAAGGGCAATACATAATTTAGGATCTACTTCTGCCATAGTCGTAGGGTTTATTCAGATTTAACAACATAAGTACCTGTCACCTTCTCCACCTTGCCCGCAGCAGGAGTTTTCTTCTGTACGGCAGGAGTGGTATATCCGGCAGCCTCCAAGAACTCGACGGTATATTCCTTACCACCGGGAACAGCTACATACGTGCCGGAATCACGCCAGCTCTCTTCACCCTGAATACGCCATTTGCCACCGTTGGCCTTCGCTTCATCCGGTGTAATGGTCACTTCAATATATCCGAACGGATTAGTTCCTTCAGGATCCACCGGACGGTCATTGACACAGAATTCAGACTTATGTACTGATACGAACTGGAAGCCTATCACATACTTGCCCGCAGCATCAAACGTATAAGGATTGCCGGAATTGAACGGCTTGATAGACTTGAAATCACTCTCTTTGTCAAATCCGTAGCAAATGTTATTTTTAGTACTCAGCATGATAAATTGGCTACCATCAGGAAGGTTCGGAATACGTACCAGCTCGCAACGGTTATTGGAACCGAGCAGGTGTTGTGTATCGGAAGTATCTTCTTTTAATCCGATAACGATAGTACCTTCATCTTTGCGCCAGTCATCGTACATGTCGCCCAAATCATCGGAAATGAACATCTTGATGTTCTTTTTGCGCTTGAAGGTACGCGGCATGTGGCGCCACATTTCCAGCAACTTTTCGCCGATGTTGGCGCGAGTCAGTTCACCGGTGGCATATACGTTGCCTTCAGCACTGGAGATGTCTCCGACTGCTTCGCCTTCGGTAACAATGGTACCGATACCGTCGAAAGAGTCCTGAATGTCCGTTTTGTCTGCATCAGCACTGTATTTTGCCGTAAAGATGGCAAACAGCAAATCATTGGATGCCAGTTCATGGCCGTGGTTGATCAGCCACAACTCAAAGGGATGTTCTTTGCGGAGCGTACCGGGCACCTCAGCAATGTAGGTGCGGCGGTAACGTTCCGGTTCATCGGACATTTCCATCACGACGGGACGAACGACCAGACGACGCGGAACAGTCTTACCCAGGTACTTGCCGGCAGTAAACTTGCCGGTGTACTTGCTGGAAATACTTCCGCCTTCTATCTTGCCCAATTCAAGAGAATCGGTAATGCCCGGTACCGGAGTGAAATGTTTCAATACCTCCGAAGCCTCGAGCTTATCAACCGCCTTCAGGATGTCTCTGTGTTTTTTTACCGCGGTCAGAACCGTGGTAATGTCAATAGGTGCTTTAAAATCCATAAATAGAATAGTTTAGATGTTATTCATTCTCATAACTGTTGATCGGATCCGTAGCGATATCGGCAAACTTGCTGTCTTCATCCGATTCCTGATGACTGGCGGTTGCCGTACCGGGTATCTTAGCCACAATATCACGGATAACCTGTACCTTAGCCTTGCTGTCGGCTGCATTCCTGACGCTATCACTCAAGCTGTCGAGATCGTTGACAATTGCCGTCAGATTGTTTTCAGCTGTCTGTCTGGCTGTATTGGCGGCTGCCAAATCACTTTCAGCTTTGGTTTTCGCCTCATTGGCTACTTTGATGGCATTATTGATAGCCTGCAAGTTCTCTACGGAAAGTGATATCTTACCGTCTTTTTCCTCAATGCCTTCGCTATTGAGGATCTGATTAATGAAAGTAAATTCTTTACGCATGGAAATAACTGTATTTGAATTAGAAATGTCTTCAGATTTATTATTGGCAGGAAACAGGCCTTTGATACCGTCAATGATTTGGGAAACAAGGTTTCTGTCATTGCCTTTGGGTTGCGTTTCCACTTCGGAAGCATTGAGTACCGGCAATGGTAAACCGATGGCAGTAAAGCAGTCGGTTATTTCATTGGTTATCTGTGGCTTTTTATGGGCACCGGGAATGATTTTGTCAATGAATCCCCAGTCCTTGGCTTCAGAAGCCGGCATCCAGCGTTCTTCTTCCATCAGGGCAATAACATCCTTCAGACTCTTACCGCTGCGGTTGATGTACTTCTGCGCAATCATTAAGTCAATGGCTTCGGCGCTCTTCTTCTTGTTCTGCAACTCCTTAATGGCACCTTCAATCTGATCGGCATTGAGCTGTCCCCAAATGTCCACGCCCAGACTGCACTTATGTGCCAACCACATACCGTCCTCATGCATCTCGATGGAATTGGCACCGAACGCCAGTATGGTAGCCGCTGAAGCATTGAAGCTGATAAACTCCACCGTCACATTGCCATGCTCGGATATAAGGTTTGCCATGGCGACCGCTTCGGCCACATCACCGCCAAAGCTTGAGACCTTCAGGCGGACGGGTTGGCCTTTTGCCTTATCTAAAAAGTATTTCAGATAATTTTTGTTGTAACAATACCGGTCAATACTGCCGAATAATGTGATAACTGTCTCGTTCATATAACTTTTTTACGCAAAGAAAAGCGCAAAAAAAACGGTACCCAAGGACACAGGGCACCGTCAAACAGGGAATAAGCGTTGTTTTTACGCTTCCAATTCTTCCAATCCGGATATATAAATGGTAGGTTCATCCTGTACACAGGTGAACGTGAAAGACGTTCCGTTCCGTTCGGAAACGGCGCGTCCGCTTGTCTTGTTCGTAGCGAACAGCATAAGTGCGTCTTCTTGTCCGCACCAATGAACTTCGCCATTGCCGTCCACCGCCAGCACATACCACAAACCACGCTCCAGCGTCTCCATCAGCTGATGATTCACTGAGGAAAGTTTAGGAATCACGCCTTCAACCGACACATTCCAGCAATCCCCGGCATCATTCACTTCCTTATCCTCATTATATATATAAGTATCATTGGCATATACCGGTATGGAAATAATATCCTCCCGGTTGCGAAGCTCCAGGTAGTTCAGGCCGGTATTGTAATCTTTGCGGATCCGCAAAAACGAAGTCGGGGGAATGGCAATCATCTGCAACAGTCCTCCGATGTTTTCAAAATCATAGTTTATCACTTTCATACGCTAATCTTCCTTGCTGGGAAATTGTCCCAAACTCGGACAACTTCCCCAATATTATACGGTTAATAAAATCAAAAATTGTAGTATTCTCCACTGTCTTCCGATATCCGTGTCGGTTATACTCCCTGCGGATGGTATCATAAGACCAGGTGTCTTCAGTGAACCCAAACTTTGTCTGGAAATTACGGATGGCGGTTGATAGTGGAAGTCCCATACTGACATGGGTATCAAGATACAGGAACAGTATCTGTTTGATCCGCCGCTCAATCTTGGTACCGAACGCCACCACTTCGGTGTTCGACATCGACCAGCCATAGCGGTAGAAGTCATCACGGCGTATCTCTACCGCCACATTAGCCGTATAGCGGTAAAGGTTGCGGTATTTGTTCTCGTAGCGTCCGGGTTTGGATAGCCGAGAAAGAAAATCTTTCTGCAATTCCTTGTCGGAAGACAGGTTAACGATTTCAGTCCAGGTATCATCAGGAGCATTGAAATTATGCAGTAGGAACTGCCGGACATACGGTTTGCAAGGCAGCCAGCAGACAAATCGATCTTTCTTTGTCATTTAAAGTGTTGATTTTTACACAAATATACTAAATACCGAGAATATAACCAAGCCCTTGCACGGATATAGTATAAAAATCGTGCGGCAGTACTTTTGTACATGTGCCTACTGATATTTGATTGTATATCAACATGTTACACCTGTACAAAAATCGTACATTCCCGCACTAATTCTTCCGTTTGCGTACTTTTCGGCCTTTTTTTCAAAAAAGTACAATTCGTACGCTATTTGTGCGCAATTCGTACGGATTTTGTGCGCCTATAATCTACTGTATATCAGATTTATATAAGAAAACAACGGTACTTCTGCACGAATGCACGATTTTTTTTCTGTTTTTTAAGGTAGTTTCTTTTAAAAAAGAAGAATAAAAAAAAGAATAATATACCCCCTCCGGCAGTTCCCGCGACTGTCGCTCATGCACATTTGTCCAAATGGTTGTTGTAATGGGTTGGGGGAAAGGGGGAAGGGGCAAAAGAAAGAAAAAATAGCATCCGACTGTACTCACGTACCGCCGGATGCAGGCAAACACTCAATATGTACTTTTAAGAATACTCCGCGTTATGTTTTCTTGAAATGACCGGTAATCATCCAAATAATACTCCTGCTATGGAAGATCCTCCGGATAGAATACTCTGCAAATAAATTCGTACTCACGGGGAATTGAACGGACTCCCACAACTATACACAGGCCACGGGCGGCCATTTCATACAAACGTTGGTTAGTAAGTACGGCTCCACGGAAATTATAGTTACTACAGAATACAAAATAGGCCGTTGCCAGATCTATACTGAAGATATCATTCGATATGATTTTTGCTGCATCTGAAGGGATGCGGGCAAAGCCAAGCCGTACTACCAGGCGACTCAACAGATGCTTGCGTTCAACCGGATCCGGTGAAACGACTACCAATATTTTATGCTCTTTTTTTAGCATGATTTCTTGCGTAATTCATTGAAAATATGTATCTTTACATCGTAGTAAATTGGCATATTCTACTCCTTTCTACGTTTCGGAGTGAAGCGATTTACAGAGGTTCTGAAGCCTGTTGTCCGTCTAACATACTCCATATCATCCGACAATTCCAACTGTCCTGTATGCACATCGTATGGCTGTTCTGCAATGAATGTTTTTACGATATCCTGAAACAGCTTCAGATCTTTTTCCTGGCAACGGTCTGAAATACGAAACTGCTCACCTTCCGGCAAATCAATACACATCAGATATACTGCGTCATAGAACGCCATAAAACGTTCGGGTGCCATCTCATAAAGAGGCATAAGTCGGGCCATAATATCGGAGTGTGTATCGTTCATCAGAATGCAAGCTTATTAGTTGGTGACTCAGAAAAATCACTCTGCGGCACGGATTCACCAGCTGCTTTTCCTATGGTAAAGTATTCAATTCCCCCGGATTTGTCATCTATAACCGGCTTTCCGTCTTTATCCAGGAAGAGGGGTAAACCGCTTTTCGCATCGTATTTATGCGGATTGAATATCCAGCCTTTCCACTCGCAATATTTTTTCAACTTGTCCTTAAATGCCGTAGCACTGATGAATTTGCGTTGCTGCGGATCATAGTTACAGAAGTTGTCGTAAATCTCCTTACGGGGAGTACGGCGGTGGTTTTCTTCGCTGCTAAAATATTCATCCGCCCAGGATATAAGGGTTTCGCCAATTTCTTGTCTGAGCTTACGCTGTTGCAAGCGTTCGCCCGGTGCCTGTACAACTCCAAATTTCAAGTAAAGCTGTATGCAGTTGGCCAACATGTTCCAAGTCAGATTCCATTGGGTGAAATCCCATTCGGAAAAGAACAATACCCCGAAATCATCCATGGGTTTGTGCTGATCATTATAAAAATCGGAAAAAGCTATCAGCCATTGCCGATCAGTATAACTGGAACCCGTGCCACGGATGGCATGATTTGTAGGAATATATACTTTGGGCGACTTGGCAAAAGGATAAGTGATGCGCGATCCTCCCTTCTTGTTTACAGTCCAATCTCCGGTAAGATTGGGAAACAGGAACTCAAAATTAAAATTCTGCATGACGTCATCAATAAATACCAGACGTGTCTGTTCATCAATGTCATTCCAAATAAAACTGTCATTGAAAATATCCGTCCGTTTTCCGGATATATAGACTGTATCGACTACCTGGCGCATTAATTCGCCAACAAGCGATTTACCGCTACGACCGTTACTGTCACCCACTTCCGACTGCTTGCCGTCCATGCCGATAACTGCACGTGTCACGTTCGCGTCCTTGCACTCCATCAGCATGTAGCCAATAGCACACATTTTACTGAGCAGGTGGAGGTTGTTTTCATAAAGTTCGCCTTCTTCAATCTCTTCAGGCTTTTTTCTCCAGGTAAAATTACTGGTATTGATCAGGAATTGCAGATAATGACATTTCTTTCCTTCCGGAGAGAGTTCATAATCATATTTACCGTCCTGTTCCCTGAAAATAATAAGGGGATGGCCGAGGTATTTGGCATCGGTGTTTTTCCGCTGTTCTTCCCATATCTGGTGAGTAATACTTTCGTAGCCCACTTCTTTGACTTCATGTTGTGTGATATGCCAGCAGCGGTCACGGAAATAGAAGTATTGTTCATCACGGGACGGGGATATAAAATTGGGTTGGATGAAAGCAAGTCTTGACATCTGGAAGGGTCCGACATATTGTGAGCCTCCCTTGAGTAACTGATTATTGACAAAGCGGCTGCAATTCTGTTCGGCAAAAGCGAACATGAAATCGCGTGCATCTTCGACGTCAATAGTATGCACTACTGGCGGATCCAGATGGATGTAGGTCCACAGCTTCGTATCGAGCAAACGATATCGCCCGATCCCCCGGTTTTGAAAAAAGGTTTTGGCGGCCACATAGTCGTATTCAAACACCGGTATTCTGTTACCGTTCGTTTCCTTATAGTCTTCATTCCAGAATTTTTCATCTTCATCATAAGGTAGAGCAGATACCAACCTGCCGCTTTCGTCAAATTTCCAGGCATACCGGCCAAAGATGAACTCCGGAAGCTCCTGTAAAACTTCGCGGTGTTGCTCAGCGAATTTTTCGTGACTGTGCAAATTCCATAATTCGCGTAGCTTTTGATCATTCCATGTAGTGATTTTAAACACTTCTACATATCTGCCTGTTCCGGATTTCTCATTGCATGCAAATTCCAGATCTTGGGCAAGTTCTTCTTCATGGCCGCTCAGTTTGTTTGCCAACAGATCATCCAGTCCCTTGTCACCCTCATCATTCTTATTGATGTGGCCAATAAATATTTCCACCATGATACCGCGGTTCTTCAGCATCCGCATGTATTCTTTGAAATTTCGGGCGGCAGAGAAAAAACACCGGGGGCGTGTATCAACAGGAGTATTGAACTTTATATTGTTGGACAGATCATTCCAGTCTGAATCAAAGATGAAGGCCACTTCCTTAACCCCGCAGGCGGTGATAATCTTGACGAGATCCTCCGGCAATGCCCCTTTCTGTCCCAGGTTCTGAATACCGCTAACCGCTATTGAGGGAATGCCATGTTTGCAAGCCTTCTCCGCCTTCTTTTCACCTTCCTGGATGTAGAGTCTCGGAAACTGCTCTTTCTTTTTATACATCTGCCTCATGCGTTCCGGAATATATATAGGCGTACCACTACCGGCAGGAGACTTGTATTTGAACGGCTTTCCTTCCTTGTCCCTGTGTTCATCCGGAAATTGCCACCGTACACGGTAATACACTTTAGGCTCCAATTTACCACGTCCCGGTAATTTGCGCATATAGGTAACCGGCATACCGTCCAGATCATAATATTCGATAATGACATCATCCCCGTCAACGATATTGCCATATTCATCAATGGTACCAGGACGGAACGTTTTTGCCTCAAAAATACTCTGTGTATCTCCTTTTTTGAAGATATGTGCCGTTACATCCTGATATGTCAGCCCGCTACCGGCAAGCATACGGGCGCAGAATGTATCAATACTTTCTCCTTTGGCCTCCTTGCTTTGTTTCTTCATTTTAGCAGGCTTGGCTGGCTTTTTCTCCGGTTTGGGATCAAGTAGTACATTGAACTTGCGTGCCAGGTAGTCAAGGGCTTCCAGAAATTGCATATCTTCCGCCCTCTGCAAATAATCCAGCGGTTCTTTGCCCTTTATATCCGGACAGCTGAAGCATTTGAATAAGTGTTTGGCCGGAGAAATATGTAACTTTTCCTGTCCGTGGCATTTGGGGCATTCGCACTTGTATTCAGCACCCCGTTTCCGTAGTTCGTGAAAGTCACCGATAACCTCAAGGAGCTTCCCTTTGGAAGCCTCCTTGATACGTTTTATATCATCTTTAGTAAAGTACATAAGAGTTTTATATATTGCCGCTACGAATTACACTGTTTTTAGAATTAAGTGATAGGACTTAAATTTTGCCAAGAAACAGTATATACGCATCGAGTTCATTTTTCAGCCGGGCATTCTCATTTCTGAGTTGCTCAATGGTATTGTTCCGACAGGAAACAGCCTGGTGTAGACGGCTGATTTCTTGCGAGTAATCAATTTGTTTCTCATTCCTTTCTATCTTCTTCAGCAGCTGTTGTTTCACCTTGCCGGTTTCCTGTTCAAGATAAGTATTGCGCTTTAGCAAACTTCTGATTTGCCCCTCCAGATACATGGTGCGCTGTTGCTCTCTATGATAATCTTTGAGCAGGTATTTAAATAAGGTCTCGATAGGGATATCGAGTGCAAGATTGTCTTCTGTCATAATTACTCTACATATAAACGTTAATCACCTATTAGCTGCTTGATAGTATAATTTTGCTTCCCTTTGAATTTAGAGAAATCCACTAAAGACTGTTTACGATAAAGGCCGATAGCCACTCTCCGGAATCTTTCATAGTTCCGGCCATCGATAGGAAGTAATTCCCCTTCATGCATAGCTTTATTCAGTTCCTTACGTGTATGGGCATAATGGCCATAACAACTGTTCTCCCCGAAATCATGCTCTATACTATGACAATGATAACGATCATCCTTTGATAGAAAGATTCTCAATCTTTCCAACCGGGTAAAGCTTAATCTGCTATAACCCAACCTTGATATTTCGGTCTCTTCCAGCCAGGCCACAAGTTCAAGATTGTAAAACCCTTTGTTATACTCTTTTCTATAGAAATAGTGTATTTTCATCTTTAGTTTTTATGATAATCTTTTAATAATTCATCTATATCAGAATCAGCAAGATCATTCAAGTGTTTCTGGTACTCAACGGCAGCCTCTATTATTTTCGTCATTAGAGGTTCTTCGTTCATAGCTTTTACTATGGCCATCACAATATCGACCGGGTTCCCACACACTACGGCTGCTAATGCAGATTTATCCTTTTCCTTTTGAGAGAGGATACAGAGACCATTCAATTTGTAATTAGTGCAATCAATTGCAAATTCTTCTATTTTTGCTTTAAGATTAATATTTTCCATTTTTATTCAATTATACTTTTGAGAAAGAAAAGAACTCAGTTCCATTTGAAATTTGTGTGCTAAAAACTATCCTTTTTGCATTGCAATATTTAGCCAGCTTTTGTTTAAAAGCTGTAGATGAGACATATTTACGTCTCGTACTATCCCCTTTGTAGAATAGTTCATATAGCTCTTTTCTGGAGATGGTCTGATTTAGATATGAAGGATTTGAAAAATAGATGTCTGCCCAGGAAACAAAATCCGTTCCTATTTCAACTTCTATTTTTCTTTCCCAGAGAATTTCCTGGGTTAATACTGGCCCATAATTCAAATAAAGTTGTACGCAGTCAGCGATCAACATATAAGCATACTTCCAGTCTTCGATATCCCAGTCTGTGAAGAAACATTTTCCGAAATCATCAATGGGGCTATGGCTGGTATTGTAATAATCAGAAAAAGGAAGTTCCCATTTCCTATAATCGACGCTAACTCCTTTGCCAGCTATCTCCGAGAAAGTTGTGATAACTATTTTGGGAGAATATGGATAAGGGATTATATCTACTCGTTTTCCTTTTCTATTGATCACCCAGTCTCCACTAATACATGGAAATAACCAATCAAATTCAAAGTTTTCCGGTAGATCATCAAGCACAACGAGTTTGGTCTGTGAAGATAGGTCATTCCAAATAAAAGCATTATTTATATCCATGAACCTACCAACTATGTGTTCTGCTTGGATGAACTTGGCAATAAAATTCACAAATAAGGTTTTCCCACTTCGTCCGGGTTCTTTGTTCATGTAATCGGTTGCAATGACTGCCCGCGAAACATCCGGTCTCTTTTTCTGAAAAATCAAGTACCCAATGGCACAAAGTTTGCTCAATAGGATAGAGGCTTCTTGCCGTTTGTCTTCTTCAGTGACTTCTTCCGGCATTTTGCGCCAAGTGAAGTTGCTGGTATTAATCAGGAACTGGAGGAACTGACATTTTTTACCTTCTTGGGTTAGCTCATAATGACAGGTATCATCTGTTCCACAGAATTGAATTAATGATGTAATCATGATATTGTCGGTAATTTTCTTCATTTCTTGTTAGTATTGAGCGTTACTTAACATTTTGAATAGTCACACTATATGTGGTTGCCTTACTTGGTGATTTGCCGACTTCTTTTTTATACGGACGAGTAAAGTCACGTATATGATCGAGAATGTCGTCTATCTCTGTGTCAACAAAGTCTTTTTGTTTCTGCCATTCCTCACGGGCTGGGTGGTTTGTGTCCACCTCCATTTTTATTGTTATAATTTTCTTCATTACTTATTATATATGAATATTAATCTTCTTCAACGAAGGTGTTAGTTGTGTTTATCACACCAGCAGAATCAACACTCTTGCCATCACGTATAAACACTTTCTCACGTATTAATTCTTCATAGTCATACTGTGACATTCCGATGACACATACACGACCATCAACATACAATTTGCATTTCATCAATTCAGTACCTTCAATCGGACCGATGACATCTATTTGCATTGTTCTTTTATTCATAATTATCAAGTTATTAACTTATCACCCATGTATTAAAGAAATAATTAAGCTACTTCTTTCAAGCGCACCAATTCCTCCGTTTTTACATTCCGTCCTCGACTACGGCAATAGGAGCCATCTGAAATAAAATCATTAAAGATTATCAAAACAACCAAAGCCACTGCACCAATGGCACGCTTTAAAGGTGATAGTTCAAAGCTAATGTTGAAGTGCGTGCAGAACCACCATGCAGACAGCTCATTTATCTTACCGATATGAAGTTTTTGATATATCTTACGAAGAATATTATCCACGGTATAGCGAGAAATACCAAGATCATCAGCAACTTCTTTTTGGGAAGCCCCCCAAGCTATACGTTCCGCGATCTGTATTTCTCTATTCGACAATGCAGCCATATCATCGTATTTTTTGATCTTCAGGAACAATCTCCCAAATATCAACCGCTCCATATCTCTGAAGAATATCAGTGATTACTTCATACTTCGACATAGTGATATCCACAATACCACTATTAAGTAAGTGCGAAAAGTAAGTGTAACGCGTAATGCCTAATGCATCCATCAAGTTCTTACGAACTTCATCTTTCTGGGCTATAGTCACTTGACGATAGCCTTTTTTAAAGTAATAGCGTTTTTTCGCTATTGCAGGGGTTTCGATTTCTTTGTACATTTGTTTCGTGTGATTTAAAATACAATGCAAATATGAATGATATATAGTTTAAAAACAAGCAAAATATGAACTATATATAATTCAATTAACTTTTATTATGAATACAGAACAAAAATCATCAGCTGTTCGAGACAGGTTAATTGCTCTTTGTGAGGCATTAGATCTATCACGGCGTGAATTTTCCATCAGCATAGGCCGTACATCAACCTATGTGACAAGTTTAAACAATGATATTACTTCCGGAGTGCTGAATGATATATTAATCACATACCCTCAAGTCAATATCATGTGGCTTATCACTGGAAAAGGAGAAAAGTTTATAACCCCAGACCCTACAAATGCCCTTTTTCAGCATTTAAAAGAAGAAAATAAAGAATTAAAAACAAGAAACGAAGAATTAAACCGTGAACTTGGACGACTTGAAGGACAAATTGCTGAAATGAAAAAAATTGTTGCCCATCAGGACACACCTGCTGGATGTGCCGATGCAAGTGGATCAGGGTTAACGATAACCAAATAAAGTGTCCACTGTATTAAACTTTGTATCAGATACTTTAAATAATAAATAAATATTCTATGCCGGACATATTTCGGACACAGAACATCACTCATTTAACCAAGGTAGAAACTGTAAGATGTTAACAATCAATGATCATAAGGAACAGGCACAACGTCGTTGTACTTCGAGCCTCTCCTCCCGTGCAAGATGAAAATAGCTGCAAGTAAAAACTTGCAGCTATTTTTGTTTATAAACCCGTTATAAACGAGTATTCAAAGCCTGTCATTTCAAATCTACAGTCTGGGTAAAGCTTTGACCGAAACGATTTGTTGCTACGATCTTCACTGATTTAGCCTTATCCGTAGGACGTACCCGGAATAAGTGCGATGTATGATACCCTGTAGCCTTTCCTTCTTTCATTGTAATATAATCCTGATCCT